TCGAGATCGGTCAACGTCTCGGGGCGCTGCGCCTTCAGCCGTTCGAACTCTGCTCGGCTGGCGATGCGGAACCGCAGCATGTCGATCATGTAAGGGTAATGCCGTTGCAACACGCGGAAGAACGTCGCGACGTCGCCCGACACATCGTTGATGACCTCGACCTTCGGCCGCGATCGGCGGCGAAGGAAGACGCCGCCCATCCCAACGAAGGGCTCAGCATAGCCGTCATGGTCGACGCGTTCGATCATCGCGACTAGGCGCGATGCCAGATTGCGCTTGCCGCCAATATATCCTGCGGCGGGTGCGACGGGCTGAATTAGATTTAGAGTGTTCACTTTACGTTCTCGCGTCATAAGTGCCGCACCTCGCGAATCGCGGGGTGCGGGACGGCCGGTGGCCGATGGTCGTGGCGAGAGTGATCCTCGTCGGTTTGCCGGGCTCCACCCCGACATCCCCCGCCCGGCTATGCAGGACGTGAAAGCTTAGCTGGCTGGTGCCGGTGCCTTCCGCGGCGCGAACGCGACCGCTTCGACGCCCACCGCCTCGTTGATGTCCAACAGGCGCGCCTGGATCGGTTCGATCTCCAGCTCGAAAAACATATCGACCGCTTCGCTGGGCTTGCCGAGCGTCGAACCTTGCGCCGGGACGATGCCCAGCAGCACAGGGGGCGTGCGGTGTGCCGCCAGTACGTCGTCGCGCGTCGCGTTCTTGATCCCCATGAACTCGTCGTTCGCGCCGACCTGCGCGATCGGCAGGATCTTGATCCCGCCATCCTTGCCGCCAGGCTGGTGGACGAAGAGGTTGCGAAAATTCCCCGGCCCCTTCGACCGCTTCAGCGCGTCGCGGATCGCATTGACGTCCCCATCGGAAAACTCGCCGGTCGCATGCAAGATGAAACCCGCGTGACTACCGTTCAGATAGTATTTGCGTCGAAACAGTGTGGCGGCTTCATTGAGCAAGGCGGATTGCAGCGCCGAGATATACTCAGGCACGCCGTAAATCTCCTGGTTGATGTCAGGCTGCATGACCTGAATCACGCTGCCGGGTCGAAACTCGAACTCGGACGCTAGGTTTTCAACGAAGAAATACCGCCCCTTTTCGATCCCCCGACGTGTGAATTTAGCCAGGGAATGATCGAGGCGCATTAGTCCGCCAAGTACGCTCCGGCGCTGCTCGACGAAGCCGAAGCCGAACACTAGATAATCGAACACCAGCTTTTCGAACGCGCCGCGAGACAGCCAAGGCGTCGGCATGAACGACCGCACCAGTAGGTTGCGCTTAAGCAGGATCGCCGAACTGTGATGCGGACTGGCGCGAAACGAACGGGCCAGGCCATCGACGCTGATCGGCGGTTCGAACCACCGACCGTTATGCGGGCATTCCAGCATATCGAGGATCTCGCGCCGGCTGTTGACCGGCTCGGGATCCCCGAACGAAAACGCCGCTACCGACGTCGACTTCTCTGGCGTCGTGACGATCGCGCCGGCTCGGCCGGCCTCGTGACGGCCCATGCGGCGTGCCTTGCCCATTATAGGATCTCCATAGTCGACTTTGGCGCTTCGCGGCCGTCGAGCGGTTCGTTGTTGAGGACGTGCATGATCGACCAGGCGAGATCCGCGTGGCCGTCGTCGCCGCCCCGGCCGGCCTTGAACGTGACGTTCCGCCCGCTGGTGGTCAGCGTTTTCTTGATCGAGACGAAGGATGAAACGACATCGAGCCAGCTCGCATCGAACGCCATGCGCCCGCGCGAGATCACATTCTGCGCCTTCATGATCATCATCGCTTTCACCTCGAGCGAATATTCGATCTTGGTGACGCCCTTGATCCCGGCATCGGGCTTGGCGAGCAGCTGATAGACGCCGGCGCCGACGCCCGACGCGTCGATGCCAAGAAACGTGCAATTGTACCGCGACAGCATACCCTTCACGAAGGTGGCCTGCTGTTCGAAATCGAGACCGCGCAGCGGGTGGCGTTCGAGCAGGCGGAAAGCGCCGCCCTGGACGAGCGGCGGTGCCATGATCGACAGCGACGCATTATCGCCGTTTTCGCTGTTTTGCGGATCATAGCCGGCCCAAACGGGGCGCTCGCCATACGGGCGTGCGGCCTCCGGATTGAAGTCGGTCCAGTCCTCCATAGAGTCGCAGCCGCACTTGATCAGGTCGTTGAACCGGAAGGCGGACAGGCTGTCGTCGACGAAGTCGCAGTCGAACAGGTTGGCAAATTCGTCGGGCGCATATTCGTCGCGCAGCTCGTCGATGTCGAACAGGTCGCAACCCGCGGCCTCGGCATCGGTGATCGTGACGATATGCCGCCAAATGCGATCCGGCCCCTGCGCGCCGTCCTTCAGCGCGTCGTGGCTGACATCGATCTCGACGCGCTCGGCTTTGGCGCGTCGCCGGTTGCGCCGCTCACCCGTCCAGTACGGATAGGCCGCGTGCGCGATCGTCGACGGCGTCGAGAAGTAGGTTTTACGCCACTTCTTGTGCGTCGCCATACCCGACGCGACCTTGTTCAACTCCTCGAAACTATGAACCCAAAAGAATTCGTCAAAGTAGAAGTTGCCGTGACGGCCTTGAGCAGTGCGAAAGTTGGTGCCGAGAAAGTGTAGCTCGGCCGCTGCCTCTTCCGCCGGGCGTAGATCCGACGTGATATTCATCGGATCGCCGGCAAGGCTGACGCCGACCAGCTTGGCAAAGCTGACGATGTAGCTGCGGAACTGGTGCGCCTGCGCCTTCGACGCCGATAGGAATATCTGGTTGCGCCCGGTTTCGATCGCGTCGATCAACGCCTCGAACGCGAAATAGTAGGTCGCGCCGATCTGTCGCGACTTCAGTATCATGCGCGTTCGGAACGACAGCGCCTCGAACCACGCCTCTTGATACCCGTACAACTGGTCGAGGAAGATTGCCTTCAACTCGGCCGCCTGGTCGGCGGTGAAGTGGTTCTTCTTCGTCTTCTTCTTTTCGCCCGCGTTGCGGTTCGCGACCCGGTCGTTCAGATCGCCGGAATGACCGCCTGGTGCTTCATAGCGGCGCACCTTGGCCAGGCTCTCGACCTGGCGGCGTAGCGCGTCCAACTCGGTATAATTGTCGCCGGTCTTCTTATCCTTGCAGATCAGCACCATCAGGCGCGTCTCCAGGCAGTCCTCCAGCTTGCGGATCGACGGCGCATCGTCCCAGTTGTGCCGGCGCGCCCAGCTTTTCACCGTATCGTATTTTACGTCCAGTTCGGAGCTGATCTGCGCCAGACTCCACCCGCGCCAGTACAGGCTGCGCGCCGCGCGGATCCGTTCTTCGACGGGCAGGGTGAGGGGGTCGGCAAGGATCGACATGGCACCGCCAGCCTAGCCACGCCGGCACGCCCCCCGCCCCCCACGGCTCTTGTAGAAAGTAATTCTACAAGAGCGCGCGCTTGAGGAAGGCACCGTATTCGGTCCCTGTTCGACCTCGCTAACGGGCGCTTGGCGCGCCGCAACCGACCGAACCGAGGACCAGCCGCCATGGGCACCAAGAGCAAGCCGTTTCGCATCTTCGTCGAAGGTGAAACCATCAGCGATGGCCGCAAGGTCACGGCCGAAATGATCGACGAGTGCGTCGCGACCTTCGCGCCCGCCACCTACAGTCCGCGCATCAACATCGAGCACGTCTCGGGCTACAGCCCAGAGCCCCCGTTCAACGGCTATGGCGACGTCGTTGAGGTGGAGGCTAAGACCGACGACTTCACGATTGCCGGCAAGGTCGAGAAGCGCCGTGCAATGTACGGCGTCGTCGATGGCAACGACCAGCTCGTTTCGCTCGCGAAGGCCGACCAGAAGCCTTTCCCCTCAGTCGAGCTAACGCCCAGCTACGCGGGGAGCGGCAAGTTCGGCATCATCGGCTTGGCCTTCACCGACACCCCGGCGTCGATCGGCACTCAGCGTCTGCAATTCTCGAACCGCGCGCCGGGCAGCGTGTTCGCCTTCTCCACCGACGCGGTCACGATCGAGTTCGAGGCCAAGAAGGCCGAGGACGAGAAGGTCGAAAGCATCGTCGATCGCCTGTTCGCCGCGGTCACCGCCAAGTTCAAGCCGGCCGAGCCCGACAAGCCGAAGGACGAGCCGAAGCCCAAGGCGGCCAACGACAACTTCGATCCTGCATCGTTCACCGCCGACATCAAATCGATCGTCACCGGCGTTGTGACCGCCGCGCTCAAGCCGATCACGGAGGCGCAGACTGCCCACCAGCGCGACTTCGCCACGCTCAAGACGCAGCTCGGGAATACCGAGCAGCCGGGCTTCTCGCGCGCACCCGCGTCGGGCGGCGGGGACGACGCCGTCACCGACTGCTGATCGCCAGCCACCCGCCCAGACCGCCAAGCCTCCACAGGAACCGCCCCGATGCTCAACGTAACCCGCAACAAGTATGACGCCTACACCCAGCAGATCGGCAAGCTGAACAACGTCGCCGACCCCAGCCGCTCGTTCGAGGTTCTGCCGTCGGTGGCGCAGACGCTCCGCGCCAAGCTGAAGACGTCCAGCGACTTCCTGTCGAAGATCAACATCATCCCGGTGGTTGCGCAGGAAGGTGACAAGGTCGGCGTTGGCGTGAAGGGAACGATCGCGAGCCGCACCGACACCCGCGTGAAGGACCGCGAGCCTCGTTACCCCGGCGATCTCGACGAGACGCGCTACCGTTGCGAGAAGACCGACTTCGACACGCTGGTGCGATACGAGACGCTCGACGCCTGGGCGCATCAGCCGAATTTCCAGACCCTGCTGCGCGATGCGATCATCAGCGCCAAGGCCGTCGACATCATCACGATCGGCTTCAACGGCGTGAAGGTAGCCAAGGATACCGACCCGGTCGCCTATCCGCTCCTTCAGGACGTCAACAAGGGCTGGCTCCAGCACATCCGCGAAGACGCCCCGGAGCGCCACGCGGCCGGCGGTGACCTGAAGGCAGAAACCCGAGTGAACGGCGTCGTGACCGTACCAGGCGCGATCTACGTCGGGGCCGGTGAAGTCGGTGTCGAGGTCGATTACGTCAACATCGACGCAATGGTGTTCGCCGGCATCGAACTGCTGCACGAGAACTACCGCGAGGATACAGACCTGGTCGCGATCGTCGGCCGCGCGCTCGTCAACGACAAGTATTTCTCGATCGTCAACGCATCCGGCGACAAGGCAACCGAGCAGCTGGCGCGTGACGTCCTGCTTTCCGACAAGAAGATCGGCGGTCTGACCGCGGTCCGCGTGCCGAAGTTCCCCAAGAGCGCCATCCTGATCACCACGCTCGCCAACCTGTCGGTCTATGAACAGATCGGCACCGAGCGTCGCAAGATCGAGGACAACGCCAAGCGCGACCAGATCGAGAACTACGAGAGCGTCAACCACGCCTATGTCGTCGAAGACATGGGCAAGGCGGTGCTGATCGAGAACATCGTCATGGGCAAAGCCCCGGCCGCGCCTGCGCCGACTGGCGGCTAACCCTTTCCCCCCGTTCCCGCCCCCACAGGACACGCCATGAGCTTTGCTCGCCGCCAGGAACAAATCCTAGCCATGAAAGCGGCGTCTGCTCCTGCATCCGGGGGCGGGCACATCCGTACCGCCGCGGTCGTACCATCGGCCGCGGCGGACCAACCCACCATTCCCACCGGCAATACGCCGGCCGCTCGCGCGGCTGCGACCGTTGCCCTGCGGTTCCGCCATGATCGCCAGCGCCTCAAACAGATCAAGTCGAAAGAGCTGAAGGTCGCCGCCAAGCGCCAGATGCTTCCGGAATATCAGGCATGGTGTGATGGGCTGCTGGACGCCGGCCGTCGTGTCGAGGGTCGGCAAGTGGAACCTACCGGCGCGGACGATGTCCTGCCGAGCATCATGGTTTGGTGCCTGGACGTTGGCGACTGGACGCGCGGCCTGATGCTGGCGAGTTTCGTCCTCCGCTTTTCCATCCCCATGCCTAAGCACTTTGTACGCGATGCCGCGACACTGGTCCTGGAAGAGATCGCGGACGCGGCGTTGCGGGCGCAGGCCAGAAGCGAAGCCTTCCCGGTGTACGTGCTGGAGGCCGTCGAACTGCTGACGGACGGCATCGACATGCACGACGAACCCAAGGCCAAGCTGTTCAAGGCGATCGGTGCCGAGCTGGTGCGTGCAGCCGGCGAGGCGACCGGCGACGCAATCGTGCCGACGATCGAACGCGCCATGGCCGTGTTGACCCGCGCGCAGGATAAAAACGAACGCGTCGGCGTGAAGACGATGCTGCGCGGCCTCGAAAAAGCGAAGGCCGCAGCCATCAAGAACGCCGACGCTAACACCTCTCCCGGCGTCCCCGCAGATGCGAACGCCACGACAGAAACACAGGCCGGCGACACCGCCGGCTGACCAAGCTCGCCCCCGGCGCTCGGGGACGGATCACGCGAGACGGGAGGCCTCCGGGCCGCAGGGCCGTCGATCGACCTGATCCCCACCCCCGTGAATTTCTAGGACCGTTCGATGGCCGACTTCCTCGTCAGCTCCCTGATCGCCTTCGTAGGCGTCGTCGCGTTGGTCGCAGCCGTCGCGATCACGCTGCTTGGTGGCTTCGTCATGATCACCGCACGGAAGTGCGACCGACCGATCGAGCTTTCGCCCCGCGGCTACGCCTGGTGCGCGATTGGGCTTGGTGTGCTGTTGGGGGGTAAGGCGCTCGACGTCGTCGCCAGCGTGTCGCTGTGACTGGCCTGATCGCAACCGTCCTGCCAGACGAGGATACGCCCGCACCGGCGCTGATCGTCAACGACGGGTTCTTTCCCGACATTGATCCTGCGGTATTTCGCAAGCAGCATCGGATCCGCGACGCGGTGACGCCAGATCGCGCTCGCGAGGCGCTGATCGCAGCAATGCTGGCGGTCTATCGCGATCTCGCCGCCTGGGCATTGAGCCACCGCGCAGCCGGCACCCGGAAGCTTGACGACGTGCGGCTATCCGATGGGTCTATCTCGTTGATCGACGGCATCAATACGCTTGTCCTGCTCTACCAGCGCGCCGTCTTCACGGCCGCGAAGGCCGAAGTCGTCGAGCGCTATCGCGACGTAGATCTGACCAGCGCCGGGCAGCGCAAGGCCGAGGATCTCGAACCGAGCGTCACCGAGCTGCGCCGCGATTCAATCCACGCGATCCGCGACATGCTGGGCGTCACACGCACCACGGTCGAGTTGATATGACTTCGTCGCTCGACATCGTTCGTGCGCGCGACGGCGACACGCTCGACGCGCTGATCTGGCGTGAACGCAACCTCGGCCCGGCCGATCTGCCCGCCGTGCTTGCAGCCAACCCCGGCGTCGCCGGCCTCGGCTCGATCCTGCCGAAGGGTCAGCCAATCAACCTCCCCGCCATCGCCGCGCCGGCTACCGCCGTCCACACCGATGTCCTCAACCTGTGGGACTGACCGTATGAAGGATCTACTTCACGACTTCGGGACCTGGCTGCTGGCGTTCGTCATCAGCCTGGTCCCCGCCGGCCTCGGGTCTGTCGTCAGCCTACTTGTCGAAACCGGGCTCACTTGGGGCCAGCGGATCGCGCAAGTCTGGGTCGGCATCGTCGTCAGCTATTTCGTCACGAACGCCGCCAACGCGATGTTCGGCATGCACCCGTTCGTGTCGCAGGCGATCGGCTTTCTCGTCGCCATGGTCGCCTTCAAGGGCGCCCCCGGTTTCATTGCCGGCTGCAGCGCCGTCCTCGCCGAACTGCCCGGCAAGCTTAGCGAGCGGCTGCTCGCGCTCATCCCGCGAAAGGACCCCAAGTAATGCCCGGTTACGGACCGCCCCCTACTCCCGCGAAGAAGCTCCCCCGCAAGACGCTGATCGGCGTAATCGGCGCGGCCGCAGCGCTGATCGTGACCCCGTTCGTGTCCGGATGGGAGTCGGGCGGCACGCCGCGCCTCGTTGCATACCAGGATATCGTCAAGGTGTGGACGATCTGCGGCGGCGAGACGCTGGGCGTGAAGCCCGGCATGGTCGAGACGGTTGCGGGGTGCGAGCTGCGCGAGGAAGCGGCTCTCATTCGCCATGCCGAACCGGTCTTGGCCTGCACGCCAGTCCTGCGCTCGCATCCCAATCAGCTCTCGGCCGCAATCAGCCTCGCCTATAACATCGGCACCGGCGGGTATTGTGGATCAACCGTCGCGCGGCGCTTCAACGCCAGCAACTGGCGTGGTGCCTGCGATGCTTTCCTGATGTGGAACAAGGCGGGTGGCCAGGTCGTGCGCGGCCTCGACCGCCGTCGGCGCGCCGAGCGCGACCTCTGCCTGAAGGAGCTGCCCCGATGATCCGCACCCTGTTCGCCAAGGTGAAGGCCGAGGCCTTCTTCCTCGTCCTGCTCGCCGTCGCCGCGGTCGGTGCCTGGCTGTACGTCCAGTACCGCCAGGTCAGCGCCGACCGCGACGACCTGCGGCACCGCGCCGAGTTGATCTGCGCCGGATCCGGCGCAGACTTCGCTGCAATGGGTAACACCGCACGCGGTGTCCGGTGCGCACAAACGGTCGCCGGACTGGTGAAATTCAAAAGCGACAGCGACCAGCTCACCGCCGCCACGCTCGCGCAGGCGATGGCCGATCACGACGCTCGACAGAACGACGACACCCGCGCCGCGCGCGCTGCTGCCGAGGCAGCAAGCTCGGCCGCACAACGAATGGAGATGGCAGATGCACAAGCTGAACGGACGAATCTTGTCGATAGCGATTGGTTTCGCGCTGTTAACGGCGTTGCCGGCCTGCGCCCGGCACGCTGACGCCCCGCCAGCGGTCATCCCAGCGCCGATCGTGGTAAAGGTGAAGGACACGCCCCCGGCAGAGCTTCTTACGTGCGCTACGCGCCCCAAGGGCCTGCCAGAGGATCCGTCGCTGATCGCGCAGATCCCGACCAAGATCCGTGCCGGCATTATCCGCCTCGCCCGTGCCTTCGCCGGCAACGCCGATCGCGCCGACCGCTTGGTCAACTGGAACGTGCCGGGCAGCTGCCCGGCCGCGAAGACGGCACCGTGAAAAAGCTCGATACCCTGCGCGCGCATCTACTCGCATCTGTTCCCGAAATTGGGAACAGCCCGGAGAAGATGGAGATTTTCGTCGACAAGGGCGATGTGGCGGTGCGCGCAGGCTCGCTCTCGTTCGAGTATTCTTACACCGCTTCGGTGTGGGTGCAAGACTACTCGGGCAGCGTGGACAACCTCTTGGTGCCGATCCTCGCATGGATAGCCGCGAACCAACCCGATCTATTCGAGAAGGGCGACCGCAAGCCCTTCACGTTTGAATCGGAGCTGCTCGACGCGGAGACGTGCGACATCACGATCTCGATCGACCTGACCGAGCTGGTCCGCGTCGAGCAACAGCCGAACGGCCTCAAGGTCACGCATCTACCCGAACCGGTTATGAACGACGCCTTTGCCGGCGTCCCGACCGACACCAACCTATGGGCCGGCCTGATCGAGGACGGCACCGGCATGGTCGAGATCGTCACGCGATGAACGACTTCGCGCCGATCGAGCAGCTGGTCCGCGATCTGCTGGTGCGTACCGCCGCGCCGGAACGCGCGCGGCTGATGCGCTCGATCGGCCGCGAGATCCGCAAGAGCCAGTCGGACCGTATCGCTGCCCAGCGCGATCCCGAGGGCGCGGCGTTCGCCCCGCGCCGTCCCAAGCCCGATCGCGGCCGGAGGAAAGGCAAGCTTCGCCAGCAGAAGATGTTCCGCAAATTGCGCATGGCAAAGAGCCTGAAGGCGGGCGGCAACGGCGACGAAGTTTGGGTCGGCTTCGGCGGTCGCGCATCGCGGATCGCCAGCATTCACCAGGCCGGTCTGTCCGACGCACCGGCACCTGGTCAGCCGAAGGTGCGCTACGCTCGACGCGTATTGCTCGGCCTGACGGAAGCCGAGCAACAGCGCATCATCGATCTCATTCTTGCGCAGGTCTTTCTGCGCTAGTGACCCACTTAAAGGCGGACACCAAAAATCTTAAAGGGATCCCGGCCTTCTCTGACGGCCATAAGCCGGTCGACAGCAAGTACAGAGGCTTCGCCGGAGGTGGATTGACGAACATTGACGGTTGCTGGATCGATTCCGCTCTTCTCGGCAACCTCCATCGGCTCCGTGGCACTGATCGCGTCACAGACAAACCACGGCACCCCATTGACTTCGATGGTTTGCATAACTGTTCCCTTTGCATCGTTTGCTTCGCGGCCACTACCGGCTGCAACCAGCGTCATAGATAGGAAGCCGTCAGCGCCACGCCAATGATTGCAATGGGCTCTTGTAGAATACCTTTCTACAAGAGCGCGCCATAGCCATGCCCTCGCCGCGCCGACGACATGGCCGGCGTCATGACCGCCACCACCGCCATCGTCGACCTGTCGAAGCTCGATCCGCCGACGATCGTCGAGCAGCTCGAATATGAGACGATCCTAGCCCGCAAGGTTGCGCGGATGGTGGCGTTATTCCCCGACTTCGACGCGACCGTAGACAGTGATCCGGCGATGAAGGTCCTGCAGGTCGCCGCCTACGACGAACTGTTGCTTCGCCAGAACTTCAACGAACGCCTGGTCGGCCGCCTGGTCGCATACGCCACCGGCGCAACCCTCGACCATATCGGCGCGGCGATCGGCGTCGCCCGTCTCGCTGTCACCCCCGCCAACGCCGCCACCGGTGCGGCAACCGTCTATGAAGACGACGATAGCTTTCGTGCGCGCATCGTCCTCGGCCCGGAAGGCTTCGCCGCAGCAGGCCCCGAGCTTGCCTATGTAAAGCGCGTGAAAGACGCCGGCACCGACGTCCTGGACGCAAGCGCAATTTCGCCCGCGCCGGGTGAAGTGCTGGTCACGGTCCTGTCGCGTTCGGGCGATGGCACAGCGCCGGACGCGCTCGTCCAGGCGGTACGCGACATCGTTACCGACCCTGCCGTTCGCCCCATTGGCGACCTGGTCACGGTCGCAGCTGCAACGCAGCGCCGTTTCGTCATCGACGCGCGGATCTGGACGTTCGCCGGCCCGGATCCCGCGCTCCTGATCGTAACGGCGCAGGGACGGCTCGCTAAGTATCTGACCGATTCACGCCGGCTCGGCCGCAACGTCACGCTATCAGGCATGAACGCCGCCATGACGGTCTCCGGCGTGCAGCGCGTGCAGATCCTCTCCCCCACGGCCGACATCGTTTGCGATCGAACCGAAGCGGCTCTCTGCACGTCCTCGACGGTCATTCATGGCGGCTATGACGACTAGCCTGCTCCCACCCAATGCGACGGGCCTTGAGCGCGCGTTAGAGGCCGGCGTCCGCGCCGGCAGCGTTACGACGCCCGTCGATCAAATCGACGTTGCAGACACGTGCCCGGCAGAGCTGTTGCCTTGGTTGGCGTGGGGCCTCTCGGTTGATAGCTGGGACGGGAACTGGTCCGATGCGGACAAGCGCGAGGTGGTCGGCAATTCGCTCGCGTTCCACCGGCTTAAAGGCACGCGTCTCTCGGTTGAGACGGTGTTGGCGCGCTTCGATAAGCTCGCCAAATTAGTCGAATGGCACGAGGCAGAACCGCGCCGCGCGCCTCATACCTTCGAAATTGTTCTTCCCCTCGTGCTGGACAACGGCAACGCGCCCGGCGGTAATCGCTCTACGGCCGCATTTGCCGAGGCGATCATTCGCGAGGTCTCGCGCGTAAAGCCGCTCCGCGAACACTTCACCCTCGTCCAGGCACTGACTTTGGACGGCATTATCGGCGTCCAGGGCATCGCACGCGCCTTCATCGAAGTGCGACAGGACATAG